CCACAGGTTTTTCACGTAGAGGCTGGCGTAGTAGCTCGAATAGAAGGTGTCGCTGTCGTGGCCGGTGTTCGGATTGACCGCGCCGTGGCAATACACCATTTCGCCCATGCCCTCGCAGTGCACTTCCTCGTGCAGGGTCGGGAACGACGGGTGCGCGCCGAGGAAGAGGTGAAGGCCGCCGGTTCCGACGCCCGGCCCGACGTGGATCGCCTCGTACAGCCCGGTCGTGTTTTTGGGGCCGACGCTGCCGTGGTCGCCGCAGCCGGTCAGCGTGACGTTGTGGTAAGTCGGGAGCGGAGCTTCCTCGGTGAAAAGGTCGCTGTGGAGAAAGTCCTTTCCACACAGGCCGATGATCTCGACGTTCGAGAGGTCGCCCCACGACGTGTAGTCGATATCCGAAACCGACATGTCGAGCGTGTTGGGGTCAAGGCCGCTTTTCAGGTAGACCGAATAGACGAACGACGTGGCGCTGGCGATCGTGCCCGCCGAGTTCTTCGTCGGGTCCTGGTTGGTCGAGCCGGTCTGGTGCACCTCGAATGCATCGCCAAGAGCGAGCGCCGCCGCTTGGTTCGCCGCCTGGCTGGCACCTCCAACCTGAAAGGCGAGTGCCTGCCGCCCGACCCACATGACGGGGTGGAATAGTTGCAAGTTCGACGGCTGACGGTGCGTAACGGTGCAAGTCCAACGCCCGCCACCGGCATTCGTCCAGAAACCCGCCCCCTGCGGCAGATGCTGGCGGAAATCGACGAGCGCCTTCGACTGACCGGCAAGGATCGGGCCATAGCCGAACAGATTGAACTTGAAGTGCGTCGCAGCCGCCGTGTCGTCGAAACCGTGCTCCTCACCGTTCTTCAGCCCGATGTTGCCGCCGCCCGCGCCCAGCGCCGTCATGGCGGCCTGCAGCGTCTGTAGCGGAGCTGCACGCGTCCCGGCGTTTGCGTTGTTCCCGGAGAGCGCCGAGACGGCCTTGCCGGCATCGATCTTGGCATATGCCTCGATGCGCGCGTCGGTCGCCTGCTCGATGAGGAAGTCGGACGGTCGGACCTGAACGCGGGTTGTCGATCCGCGCACGTCCACCCGCCCCGCCCCGCCTGCCTGCACGGTCTGCACCGGCGCGGTTGCCGACGCATCCGAGATGGCCTTGGCGACCACTGCCGGGACGTTGGCGAGCATCGGCACGGACCCGAGGTAGAGCGTGCAGCGGATGACCAGCGGCGACGATCCGGAGCGGTTCTGCACGTCGAACGTGACGAGCGACGGCGCGTGGTCGGCCGCACCGGAGAAGTCGAGCACGTCGGAGACATAGGCGTTCTGCTCGCCCAGGCGCTTGTTGACACCGAACGCGCCCGTGAAGTTGCCGCTCACGCCATCGAGCGCGAAGACCTGCATCTGCGTCACTTCCGGCGTGCCGCTGATGATCTCGATCATGGCGCGGTAGGCGCCGAACGTCGGCACCGCGAGCAGCTTCTGAAAGCCGAACACCACGCGGTTGCGCGAGCTCACCGGAATCGTGACGATGCCGGTTGCCACGTCGAACGTGCCCGTCGTGCCGGAGCCAAACGTCCCGATGCTGCGCGGGACGGGGTTGAGCAATTGCACCCCGTCGCCACCAAGCGCGGCTCGCCCGAAGGCGCCGTAATAATCTCCGGACGCGGGAACGTCGGCCGGCAGCTTGATCGTGACCGATGGGCCGGTCGAATAGATCCCGGTCGCCATGACGCCGGTGTAGACTTCGACGAAGGTTGCCGTCGGGTCGAGCGTGACGAGCTTCTGGAAGCGGTCGCCCACTACCGGAATGGCCGCCGCACCGCCAATCGCAGCGCTGTTCGTGCGCTGACCGACGGTGGGCGCCGTAATCGTTCCCGCGATGTCGACCCAGACTTTTCCCGCCGCGATTTCGGCAGCAGTCAGCGGAATGCGCCACACGACGCCGCTGTTATCTGCCGACGCCACGAAATGGTTGCTGGTGTCCAGTACGACCGTGCCGGCGATCGACTGGGTGTTCATGTAGGGTTTGAGCAGGCCGAGGCGGTTATTGTCCGCCGACGGGAGGATCGCGGCGGCGGCCGACTGTGCTTCTATCGCGTAGCCTTCGGCAGCCGACAGAGTTCCGGCCACGGCTGCGTCGAACGCGGCCTGAAGCTCTTCGGAAAGCTCGGCATTTTCAGCCTGCAGGAATGCCTTGAGCAGCGACAAGGGGACTTGCACCTGCTTCGCATCCTGCCAGCCCGCGAGCGGAAGGTCGGGGCCGAGCGGCAGTGTCGCAACGGGATAGTCGGGGATCGTTGGCATGGGACCTCGATGCTGGAGGGATCAGACGCCGCGCGTCGACCAGTCGAACGAAAGGGTGGTGTCTTCCCAGTTCCGAAGCGTGAAGCTCGCCACTCCGGTCTTCGACTGGACACCAGAGTTGATATTGGCGCCGGAGCCGTTCTTCACCGGAGAGCCGAGCGAGACGTTGAACCAGCTGTCGTGCGTGATAGGCAGGTTGACGGTGACCGCCGCTCCGGAGCCTACGCTGACGGTGCCCCAGCATTCCTTGAAGCCGTCGGCGTGTCGGCGGTAGCCGTTGGCGGCGAGGACCGAATCCTCGGTGTCGCCGGACACGGCCTGAACGAACTTGGTCTGTAGCGCCTCGAGCAACTGGCCGAAATTCGCCTTGTCGAGGGTGAGGCCAGCCCAGAGGATGACCGCAATGATCTCCTCCTGGACCATGTTCGCCCAATCGGGCCCGAGCGTGGTGTAGGGGACCGGCGGTGACGCCAGCGGATCGCCATGGCCGAAATACCCGGGCGATGAGCCGCCGCTGCCAGTGGCGCCGGGGGCGGGAAGGGCGGTCGCGCGGGTCGGCCCGTCAATTCGTTGCATGTCGCCTCGATCAGGTCAGGAGGAAAACGGAGGTCTCGGCCGGCTTGATGCGCTCGAGCTCGCAGAGCAGGACGTCGCTGGAGAATTCGCCCGTGGCGCTGACGATCGTCACGCCCCAGAGGAAATAGGCGGCGTCATCGGCAAGGGCGTCGCCCGCACGGGAAAGGCCTGCGCGGAACGGCGCGTAAGTGGTGATGGTGATTTCGAACCCGAGCGAGGCCGCGAATCCGATGTAGCGCGCAGCGGACAGGCCGCCTGTGTCGGTGAAGCGCGTCCGCACCTGACGCGCGCGCTGCGAGAAATCCGGGTCCGGGCCGATGCATGGATCTGGCAACCCGAGCGAGGCCTCCCACTCGGGCAGCATCGGCCCGACTTGTCCCGGAACAGAGGCAGCCAATAGCCCGCCCGCGACACCGTCGATCCGCGCGATGCCGCGACATAGGCCACGGAACAACTTCGCCTGGGCGCTGTCGGCGTCTGTGGTCCAGATCCTGCCCCTCGGCAGCAACGCAAGGGCAGCGGCGACATAGTCTTCGATTTCGTAGCGCGCGCGCCCGTCGAGGTCGGGAATGGGCAAGGAAGTCGGCGCGGCGACCGGGGTAGGGGATGGCACGGCCTCGACGAATGACGGAGCGCCAGGCGTGGCATTCGGGGCTGGGGCCGCGACCACCGGTATTGAGATCGGCGCGACCGCAGGCGCGCCGGGCGTGATCGGCGTGAACGTAGAAAACCCGTCGAAATCCCGGTCTGAGACGAATATTCGGCCGTAATAGTCCTCGCTCATGCGACGTACGTCACGGTTCCGCGCACCGGCAAGCACCCAGAATTGGAGAGGATGTTGCCCGCCGGTGTCTCCTCAATCGTACCGGCCGACGCGGAGACGGAGGTGATGACGAAGCCGGCGGTCCCCGCGACCAGCGAGATCGCCGAATTGACTGCGCTGAGATAGGTTCGGCCGCCAGGCACCGCGCCCGAGACAAGCGCCGCATCGATGGCGGCGTCGATCGCGTCCTGCGTGCCAGTGGCAGGCGTGCCGATGCCCGCGATCGTGAAGTTGACGACGTTCGGCGTCGGCGAGATCGCATATACGAGCGCGGTAACGGTCTTCTTCGGGAAGATCGCATCGGCGACCGCCAGCTGGTCGCCCGTCGCTGCCGTATCGCGCGTCTCATACTGGGAGACGCCGTTCGTGCCCTGCGGGAAGCCGTTATGCGCCGCCTGCGCCTCGTCCATCATGAACAGGATCGCGACCGTGCCGGCACCCATCGCGTTCGGCTTGATCCACGCGCGCGTCACGCCTGGCACCGCCACCGCCCATGCGGAGTAATCGGTGATCGAGCCGCCTTGGGCGGGTGCCGCATAGACCGCCAGCATGCGGCTGCGGAGGTCATCGTCAATTTCAACGTCGGCGCCGCCGGTGATCACGCCAGGCGCGGCGCCCTGCGCCGAAATGCCGCTGATCGCTGTACCCAGAAACAGGCTGACACCCGAAAGTGCATTGCCGACGGACCCGGTGGTGATTGCCCTGATCGGCGCGACGACCGTACCGCTCGACGCGGTCGCCTCCGCCGTCGTGAGGTATGAGACGCCGTCGCCCCGCGTGATCAGCGACCCTTCGATGAGCACCTTGCCGTTCGTCGCCGGCAGCGAGGCCTCACCGATTGCAGCGGTTGCGGGCTTGCGCGTCACGCCTTTCAGCGCCGCCCAGCCTTCGAGAAACTCATCGGTCGCGGTGAACGGGTTCGACTGCCGCGCGATCCAGTCCAGATAGCCGTACAGGCCGTGGTCGAGTGCCGCTTGCACCTCGCCGATTATCGCGAGGTTGCTGAACCGGAGACGTGCGTCGACGCCGCCGAGGTCGGCATCGATGTCGCTCGCCACTTGTTGTCGGATTGCGCTCAGCGTGTCGCGCGGGAAGGGCATCAGAGGTTCTCCCAGAGATGCGAGAAGGCGAGGGCGCGGCGCGTGCCATCGTTGCGGAGGATCAGCACCGTTGCACCCAGCAGGCCGCGCCGGACCCATGCGGTTTCGACATCGATCGAGGCGGCGACGCTGTCGTCGATCAGCCAGGCGAGCGCGTCCCGGATATCCTGCTTCACGAGCGCAAGCGTCAGGTCGGTCGCCTTCGAACGGAGCCGCAGCCAGATTTTCGACCCGATCTGGCCCGCCCACCATCCGCGCGGATCGTCGGACCCGTCCGGGATGGCATCGTCGTCGCCCGCCGTCGCATCGGTGAAAATGCTGATCAGCACCGCTGTCATGAGATCGTCGCCGTAAAGGAGGCCCTGACCGGCGGTGAAAATGGAGTCGATCGGCAGACCGTTCTGGTCGACGATGCTGTTGCCGTTCTGGTCGGTCCAGATCACCTGATTTGGGGCGGATGCCACCCAGTCGCCAATCCCTTCGGCGACGTTCCACTGCGTGACGATGTCGCTCATGAACGCGCCTCAGGCATCGTGGTCCGTGGTGCCGGTCGTGCCGGAGCCGGTCTGCACGCCGCCATGCTTGTGGGCATGATAGGCGTCTCGGAGGTCGTTCAGGCTCACCGGCGTGCCATCCGCGCGCGAGACGATATCGCCGGTGCATTCGAGCGTGTCGGCCTCGATCCGCACCGTCGTCGCGTTCTTGATCGTCGCAGGGAGCCCCGCGCAATCGATCAGGAGGCCGTCCTCGGTCAGCGTGATCTTGGCGCCGCGCACGTCGTAGAGGGCGCTGTCGCCGGGCTTGAGGTCCTTCAACCGCGACGGCCGATGGTTCGTGCCGATCGCGATCGAGCGCGAACGGTCGCCGGATCGGCGCAGCAGGAGCATCTCGCTG